GATGTGTATAAGAGACAGACACTATGTTCTCTTCTTTCTTTTCGCCTTAAGCTTAAGCTTCCTAGTGCCCTTCTTAAAGGCCGGAGGATCTAGTAGTGGATCAACCATACCAGACTCCATCTTCCCTTTATTACTCAGGCCTACACCTGAACTTACCGTGGAAGCACTTGTAGTTGCTGGGACGGCCCCGGGAGCTGTATTGGCACGGTTCTCAAGATTACTCGCTTGTTGCTGCTTCTTGAAGCCTTGACTCAGCTTCTCTCCTATGCCTTGCCCCCACTGTCCGATCTTAGATTCTTTCAATGGTGTTTTTTGACGAGCTACACTTTCGTTCTTGATTGCCTTCTCGTTTCCTGCCGACCCACCATAATCCTTACCTGCGTAAGTGGTGTTACCCATTGAGCCGGCTAATGCTCCTACGTTATCAGTACCTTTAGAGGCCATACCACCTGTAACCTTGTCTACAGGAGCATTGAGACCACCAGCGATAGTTGAGCCGAGTTTCATTGCTTTACCTACCTTATCCCACTTTCTCAATGGGTTCTTCTTCTTGAAGACTGTTGGGCCTCCCATGTCTTCACGCCCAGTATAGTAGCCAGTGCCTCCTTCATATTGAGGGGTACCACCCTTCATTTGCACTCCCTTGCTGCCTTGTCTGTACTTGTTGAGGCGTTCACCTTGCTCATGTAACCCAGCGATTGCTTGTCCTTGCTTGTCAAGCGCCTTGTCAGCCATCTTCACATAGGAACCATAAATAGGGACTTTACCAGCCGCACCCCCACCGCTTTCACGATTAGCAAGCTTGTTCTGTATATCCGCACCCATCTTATTGCTTTCACTCGTTGCTTCTGGTTGCCCACCTTCTGGAGGAGCTATAGGGGGTGTACTTTCTGTAGGTTGTGGTTCCTTCTCCTTAGACTTTGAAGAGGCCATATCCATTAGGCTTCCAGCATCCATACCTCCTCCACCGCCTTTAGCACCGCCTTTGCCCATCATAGAGCTGAGACCTCCTCCGCCTCCTCCACCTTTACCCATTAGTGAGCCAAGGCCTCCGCCACCGCCACCAAACATGCTCATAATTGAGCCAACCCCAGCAACATACTTAGGTACTTCCTGTTTGGTCTTCACGCCTTTAGAACCATACTTGTAACGAGTAGTACTCGCTAGATGCGGTTTGTAATCTGGATTATCAAGTGGAGTCTTCAATAACCTCTTCGACTTCTTAGCTTTGGTCCCTTCTTTAGCCTTGTTAGTGTTAACAGAGGCTGAGCCTTTAGCGAATTTAAGTGTCGCTCCTACTTCAACTGCTGGGCTAAACCCTTTGTTCATTGCTCCTCCCATAGTTCCGCCAAGCTTAGCACCGACATTTACGTTGGGGTTTATGTTTTTATTAACACCTGCCTTAACGTCACCTCTAAAGTAATTCTTTCTAACAAAGGGGTCCTTAGGAGTAACCCCTTCAAGTGTTAGTCCTATGGGACTCTTCTTCTTGTTCACGGTTGTTCCTGCTCCTCCATAAAGAATCCCTCCATCTTTATCTAGCCCACCATACGAGTAATCAAGTGGAAGAAACTTCTTCTTACCCGGTTTACCTGCTGGTGCCTTAAGATTCTTAGGGTTTATTGGCTTACTAGCCTTCTTCTTTACTCCGTCTGAATACTTTGTCATGTCGGTTATAGTTTACGCTCAGTGCTTACTTCTCTCCTACGGTTTTGTTTTTCAAAGCAGTACGATTGTTATCGTCATTCATCGTCTTCTTCATAGCAAGTTCCTTCTCTTTGAATTTCAGGTCCTTATCATGCTTAACGGTATCCATAGCTCTTTGCTTATCCCTAGAGGTATATTCTCCAGCGACTCGTGCTTCTTCTAGTTGCTGCTTGCCGATCTCTACGACATCAGGAACACCGTCTCCATCTCGATCTTTCTCCTCATCAAATCCCTGAGCAACAACCACAGCCTTACGCATATCCCACTCACCTTTACGATCAATCTTATCGATCTCCTGTGCGTGTTCTTGGTCTTTTGCTTCTTTCTGAGCTGCAATCTGTTCTGTTTGCATTCTCTCAGCTTGCTCTTGGTTAGCTTGCTCTCTTTGAGTCTTAGCTTGTTCACCAGCAATTAAGTTACGCTCGAACTCAGCCATAGAGTTAGCTTTGAACAGTCCTACCATATCAGATAGATTCGCTTTATCCTGCTGCATAGCAATAGGAGCAAGGCTTTCTAACTTCTGCTTCAGTACTTTGTCTCTTGTAGCATTCGTTGGGAAGATGTTGTAATCTGAGTCGATGTAGACTTCACCATCAATCTCCATGGCTATTCTCTCCATATCAGATGTGATGTACTGAATCTTCTTACCTCCTGCGTATGCGTACTTAGAGCATTCTATGTACTGACGTAATACCTCACGCTTGATTTCATCGTGACGGTAGAAGTAGTACTCAGTTATAGTTGAAGATTGGCTTACCGCCCTTTCAACTCCTCCTGCTGTTTCATTCTGGTGGACAGCTCCCTCACGTTGAGGTGATACTCCTGAGATGCCATCGATCAAATCCTCAAGCTTGTTAAGGATCATCATGTACTGCTGTACAACATTGGACATCGTCATATCAAAGTCCTTGATAGGGCTTTGGTTATTAGATACTTGCCCTTGTTGACGCGTACCTACCTTACCTTCCTCTTGAGAGTTGATGTATACGATACCGAGAGCATCGAAGTAATACATCCACTTCTCTTGGGTCATGCCGTGTGACTTAGGCATCATGGCCATATCCACCTGTAGCTTCTTACCTTTAGATTTGGCAATCTCACTCTCAATCCTGTACCATACGATGTTGTATAGATACTGATGAGGCTTCATCAGATCAACTAAAGAAGTCTGCTGAGAGTTGTTATTGTTGTAAGTCATCCCAACATAAGGGAGCTTACACTCACTTGGGTTGTCGTGAGTTCTCATCTGGTTCTCTAGGGGATTAATATCAAGATAGATGTCATCACCAATCTTTGTACCCTTCCAAACCTCTGAAATCCACTGCCACTCAATTTCGACACCAGCCTCTTTCTGCTCGTCTGTCAGTTTGTGGGTTTCATCAACTATAGTCTCTTGTGTCTCACCGTCCTCATCTACATAGGTCATGAAACCTATCCTCTTCATGGACTTCCAAACAGCCGTAAGCACTCTTAAGTACGATGATTGCCCTCTATCTGAACCGTTCTCGAATTGTGCTAGGTCCTCCATCTGATACCCATAACCCGGCATCATTGTATTCCTATTTGCTCCATAAGAAGCTGATCCATCATCCAGTCGCTTAACCTGCGCCTCGGTTAGAAATTCACCGAACTCATCAAGGATCTCAGATGTGGACATGTAACGCTCTTCACGCGCCCAACCAGCGTCTTCTATTTTCTTTGTTTCTGGGCCTTTCTCCCACTCGAAGTATAGCGGATTAGCCACCCTTACAACAGGTTCGTTACGTACGATACCTGTATAGTATACTTCCTCAGCTACAGTCAGAGCATGTTCAAAACCTTCTGAGAATTTAAACTCAAGTCTCTGGTCTTCTAAACCGTTACGTAGAACAGCAGACGCGTACTCTTCTCTAATGTCTGAATAGTCAGACTGCATGTACTTCTTAACCTCCGCAAGGCTTTGAGGCATATTCTCCTCTAGGTCCTCAGGCTCAAGGCCAGCTTCTTGCATTAACTGATGAGTGGCGACTTTAACAGCCATATCACGTTCAGCGTCCTCTCGTGCAGATACTCCCTCACCAGAAACACACATAATCATAAAGTCGAAAGGTCGCGTTATCTCCTCTCCTTTGAGTAACTCGACCTTCTGCCTAATAATGTTTATATCTCTGAGACGTGCTGGGCTCTTGCCATACTTCTCTCCAATCCCATAAGGATCGAGTACGTACTTGTAATCGGCCTCGTTAATCTTCGAGTTCATCAAGTCGTAGTTGGCTTGCTTTCTAGATTTAGATGTTCTACCATCCCAAGCCACTGAAGCAGCAAGGCCATCTATAGCATCGATGCTATGTTCCTTCCACTTGTCTCCCTTTCTAGCAAGAGCTATACGTTGTGGAGGTAATGCTGGGAAGTCTCCTCTATTTCCTGTTGTTCCGCTCATTCGAATAGTTTTCGATCAAAGAACTCATCGTATTCAATCTGCTCTTTGACTTGGGTTACGGTAACATGATGGTTATTCATCCTATTTGCTATGGTAAGCATGAAGGCAATAACACGGTCAAAGTTACCAGAGTCGTTGTACATGATTAACTCCTTAAGTAATCCTATGGAGTAAATCTTATGTAAGTTTTGCAAGCCGTCCCCTATACTTTCAGTCAACCAGTCTCTTGTAAGTACCTCCAGTTCGCTCTTTATGTTGTTGGTCATATGAAGCCCGTACTGTCTGTTTACTGTACTCCCTTCCGTTGACTTTAAAAACGTAGGGGTGTTAGTTAGTAAATATAGGGAATTATTCGCACTAAAGTGAAACTTCATAGAGTTTCTCTCGTTCTCGTAGAGGTCCTCAGCGTTGTAATACATGAGCAATCTACGTACCGTTTCATGATGTTCTTCCGCAGTGTCAGGCCTCCCTGTAAACTCAGCTACAACCATATCCCTAAGTCCCCCCTCTCTGAAGTCCCCTATCTTGTATATAAACGTAGACCCAAGTGAGCTTGAGTTCTCTGCCCTATCCTGATCGTAAGGATCAGTCCCAGCTATGTACATGCCGTGGGGTATCTGCCCTGCCGGCTGTCTCTTATACACATCTGACGCTGCCGAC